GCTCTTTTCTTCTGCTAAGACAATCTCATCTCCATCCACTAACCACCTTAAAGTAGTGCCCTCATACCATTGCATCTCATTCAAAATTACTTCGGGCACCGTTACATAATAATCTCCAGTCACAGGATCGACCTCTACTTCACTAAAAATTTTCTCGGAATTTTTTTGCATATACGCGAACCTTACACTTGATTTTATATAGCGAAAAAAAATTTTATGTGCCTTGGAATTTTATCGCGCTCTTGGAAACCTTTGTAGGTTAGGGGAGTCATGGGTTTTTATAAACGCCCCCCCTTTAACGGGGGGACTGCTGTATTCACGAACGAATGATTATGCGACTGTTGTGAACTTAGTGTTGTTGAAGTTAGCAACAGAAAACTGCTGACGATTAACCAACTTATATGTACCTAACTCAGTGGAGTAGACATAACCCTCACCATCGATTCTGTCCTGACCGAGGTATGCCTCAGGACCTACATTGCGGCACTGATTCATCAACTCTTCTTTCAAAACTATCATCAACCCGTAGAGGTGCATAAGTGATTCATTGCCCATGAAGTCCTCATTCGTCATAGGATAACCTTCGCGAATTGACTTATTCACATTTTGCTTGATTTGTGCTGCGTCTCTATCACTTACGAACACGGTCTTATCATATACCTGACGAATCAAGTCTATGACGAGAGGAATCTCAAACTGATCCAATCCGTCATCATACTGACCGCTCCAGATGTATGCCTTAGGGAACACGAACTTACAATAAACTGTATCGGTAATCATGAACCTTAGCGGTTCTGCCACGGCATCACGTAGGTCGGATTCTGCCGTGTAGAGAGTATGCGGCGCGACGATGATTTCCTCGCTTACGGTGTCATCGAACTTATACGTGATTGTGTTCGGTGTGTATTCATCAGCACCACCGAATCCGATGAAGTCCCCCTGAATAATACCCCCGACCCGTGGTAGATAGTCGAAGCACTTATGCAGAATTGTTGCAACCTCTCCCGTGTGGTTCGCATCAATGTCCTGATGCGATTCGTTGATTTTGATCTTTACCTTATTAAATACGGATTTGGTCCCGACGAAGAACTCACCCGATGCAGGATTAGTCCCCCATACGATGGCAGGAGCGCCGTCAATCTTCACTGATAAATCACCCTTCAGTTTGAGAGATACTAAAAACGAAGTATCTCCGGTAAGGATTGTGTCTTCGGGATGTTCGATGTGAAGATTTTTTGTCATGTTGTGAATTAGGATTTTGAAGGATTAGAGGGAGGTTTGTATCAGGCGAGGCGCATCCCGTTCCGGAACTCGGTGGTATGGAATTCGGTGCCAGTCCAGAGACGGACGAACCAGGTCCAGTTCTTCTGGAATACGCTCTCGCCAGAATAACCGAACGCATCACAGAGAGCGTTGAGACGGGATTTGGTGGTGACCGACTGCCAACCGCCATCGAAGATGGTCATGGAGTCTTCATCGACTGTCGCGATCTGATTGCCGTGGAGATAGACGAAACTCACACCCTCAATGGTGATCACCTGAGTGTTGCCCGACTTCCAGTCTTGGTTTGCCTGGATGGCGGCGTTCATCTGGGTTTCGATTTTACGCATGAGAAGAGAAGAGGTTTAGAGCGTGTGGCGGGCGTTGTCCCCTCCACTTCTATACAATACACGGTTTTAAGGTCCAAAACGAAACCGTGTGGCACTAGTCCGACTGTCACATGCGGTCTATGCTGCGCTGGATTGTTTCGTTACGCTCTTGCATGATTTGTACCATATCAGAATCTAACAAATCGATGAGAAGATTGGCACCCAACAAAATCACAATGGCAGAAAGACAAATACGCATGAGTTTGTGTTACTTAAGGTTTGCTTTGTTGATGACTGTAACCCATTCAGTCGGGGGTGATAGTTTGTTGGATACTTTGACCCAACGACCTTTGAACTTAACGATGGTAAATTTCATAGGTTTGTATCAGTTACCGAAGAACTCATCATGACAATCAGCAACGAAATCAATCAGTTCGTCGGTTGCATTCAGTGCAAAACGATCACATACCCAATCGACGCACATGTCAAGTGGTGGCATCATTTCCAGCATGTAGTTTGCAAGGTCTGATGCGATCATCTCTTTCAGTTGGCGCATGTCACTTTGCATGGCATAGGTGCAAGGGTCGGTGTAGGTCTGCATTTGGTTGATTTCTTTCACCCTTCTACAATACACGGTTTTGAGGGTAGTGCCAAAATCGTGTGACACTAACTCAACCGTCCACGGGCGGCCGAATGGTTTGTGTTACTTAGTCTCTCAATTATCAGGGAATTGTGCAAGTTTGGCATCGGCAAGTGCTGCTACCATAGTCCAGACCTTTTCTCCACTGATAACATGTTCGCCACAAATGTATTCTACTGAATCCTCAACGATTTCAAGGACTTCAATTGCTTGCATTTCAAGTTCGGTCATGGTAGTATCAAATAGGGGTGAATGAGTGAGTGTTACTTAGTAGTCTGTATTTCCTTCAATATATTTTTCTACATCAAACTTCTTATCATCTTCATATTCTTCCTTGTATTCAATCACATCATAAATCTCTCCGGGCATGTCATTAATCTCAGAGAAAATGTCAGTGTCGAAAGTGTCGTAATCCATTTGAAAAAAAGTGTTAGTTAGTGTGAGTTGAGTAAGGGTTACTTAGTCTACAAGTTCTTTCATCATTTCATTTATCCGTATTCCGTCTATCTTTATATCGTCCCACTTACATCCGTCTGGTGTTTCTTTACTTCCACAATCGTGAATCATACTCACCAGATGACCATAAGTTCCACCATCCCTTGCAGTTTCACATGCCAGTTCATACAAACCAGGATCATTTCCGATCCAGAGAGCAACATTCCAGGTCTCCCAATTTGCCCAACCGTTGTAACCTTGCATTTGGTGAATTCCTGATGACTTAACTACAATACACGATTTTGGGGTCTGTGCTCATTTACTGTGCCACTAGTACTTTTGGCACATGGTGTTACTTATCATGCATACACAAAGTAAGATCCAACGGTCTCACGAAAAATGTTAATGTTCTCCAGGATTTCACGACGATTGTTGTAAAGAACTTGTGCGCCGGTCCAGGTATACTCACCCAGGACAATTGCAAGTGCGATGACACGAACTGCAGATTCTGTGGCAATTTCTATCACGAATGCCAGAATGTTCAAAGTGTGAAGAATTACGAGAATTGTGTTGTTCATTTGTGAAAAGAATTTGTGGGGAAGTAGGTAACATTTTCGACCCACAAAAATAACAATACACGATTTTCAGGTCTGTGCCAAAACCGTGTGACACTAGTTCGATTGCCACAAGACACTAGTTTAAGTGTGCCAATCTACAAACTGACACACTAGTAGTTGTTAACTGTTTCTTTTATACTAATGTCAATATGTTCATCACCTTCTAGACCTAGAATATCAGTCCAATCGATATTCTCTACATCTAGATCTTCATAACACTCAATGTCTAATGTAACACTCACAATTCGTTTCTGTGCGTACATGTGTATCTCGTGTGATGTTTACGTATTATATCATGCGTAATGTCTATATGCAAGTGCTTGATAGTCTGTGCTATCTCGTGCATATTCATCATCTAGATCATATGTGTATTGTGTATCATGATGCATCTCGTCGAGCATATACATCTCGTCGCGAGTATCATGACATGATGTCTCGTAGTCCCATATGTAGAATGTCTCGTAGTCGTTCATGGTTCTCGTCGAGATATCTATTGTATGATTATATCATGTAATCTCGTTCTATGTCAAGTGTAAGATCTAGACGAGATTTATAATCAATATATTTATACTATAAGATGTCTTTATGTTACAATTTATATCTCGTCGAGAAAAATTTCGCGCCCCGTGGGTTGACAAACCGCGCTCTCCATGATACGCTCGCTAAACTTGCATAAGATCTGATGTTTAGAAGATACTTAGAAGATACTATACTCATAGTTTTCCACAGATAAACATCTAATATTAGGGTTTATCCACACAAATAATACACTTTTCCACAACCTTGTTAAAAAACAGTTTTATATTTATAATACTATTTAAAACCTATTTTTTAATGTATTCTGTATCAATGGATACACTTTTACTCTGATTCCAATCCCGAAGGGGTGAGGG